CCGGCACCACGGCGGGCGTGACGATTCAACGCAGCACGCTCGTCACCGAGGCCGACAGCGTCGATATGCCGGCCGATGACCAGATGCTGCCCTACTACTCGGTGCAGCAGTCGTTTGAGTTCCGCATTAACGAGGCGACGTGATGGCGGCAGGATTTGAGATGCGGCTGAACACGGCCTATCAAGACTCAAAATGGCTTGAAGGCCGTGGCCTTCAATCTGCGCTGGTTGTTTCGGTTCCAGAAATGCTGGCAGCGTGCGACCGAGCCATCATGCCCGGGCTGTCGGCCCTCCGTAGCAATGTCGCCGGCATTCCCCGCAGAAGTGGCAGGCTAAGAAGCTCGCCAGGCACGAAATCCAAGATTTACGGAACAACGGCCACTGCCCTTGTGGGTTTCCGTTCCGGTGCCGCACCGCATGCGTACTACATCGAGTACGGGGCAAAACGGCGATTGCGTGGAAGTACGGCCGCGTTGCGTCCGTTGCGGAGGGCGTTTGAAACATCACAAGGCGCAATGGCTCAAATCATGGCCCGCGAAATGAGGATGCTGGCAGAAAAAGCGGCCGCAGCCGTCCGTTAACTGCAAGGATTCGCCCCCGTCCGCCTAGGCTAAAGGCGGGCAACGGCCCACGACACAGGAGAGACGCCACCATGGCAGCTGATTCGCAGGGCAATAATTTCGTCTTCGCCGGCAGCACCTACACCGTCACCAGCGTGACCGTCACGCCTGGTGGCGACCTGCTCGACGAATCGCACCTGGGGCTCGCCAGCGGTGCCAGCCGGCGATATCAGGCCCCGGCCCTGAAAGACGACGAAATCAGCTGCGAAGCGCTCGGCACGACGACTGTGGCCGTTGGCACTTCTGGCAATCTTGTGTTTGCGTCAGTTACCTACACGGCCATCGTGTCGTCTTCCAGCGTCGCCTACGCGGTCGGCGAGCTCGTCAAGCAGTCGCTGACGTTCAAGGTTCGCTGAACGACGGGAGGCCGTCGTGGCAAGCGTATCGCAGGGCGTTACAGTCACCTGGGGAAGCGTGACGCTTGGCGAGGTCGTGAGCGTGAGCGTGGACGGCATCGCGGCCGACACGCTCGAGGTCACATCACGCGGCCAAGCTTCGCGTGCCAAGGCGTTCTCTGCCGGTGACGTTGACTACGGCACGGTGACCTGCACCGTGCGTGGCACCGCCGGCATGAGTTCCACCAACGTCGGCTTGACGGCGGCGTTATCTATCGGTGGACCTGGCGTGTCGTGGTCCTTTTCCAAGGCTGTGTTTTCCAGCCTTGGGTGGTCCGCGACCGTTGGTGAACTGCAGACGTTCAGCGTGTCATTCAAGGTAGGAGTGTGATTTATGGCGGCTTTGACAAAGGATCAGATTCTGGCGGCCAACGACTGCAATTTGCTTAAGCTTGCTGTCCCTGAATGGGGTGGAGATATCTACATCAGGGTGATGACTGTGGGCGAGCGCGACGCGTACGAAAACGAATGGCAACGCAAGAAGGAGACGGGCGTTGATGACTTCCGCACCAAGTTCCTGGTGCGATGTCTCGTAGACGAGAAGGGCAATCGTCTCTTTGATAACGGAGACGTGCAGCGGCTGGCACAGAAATCAGCCCGGGTCATGAATCGCGTGTGGCTCGCTGCGATGGAACACAACAACTTGAGCGACACGACGATTGAGGAACTGGCAAAAAACTCCGAGCCCGGCCCGACGGCCGGGTCTTCATGATTCGCCTATGCCTGGCGACCGGCTGGACACTGGAGTATGTCGAACAACTGCCGTTGACAACGTACCGCGAGTTGTTGGCATTTGACCGTTACATCGAGCCAGTAGGCAGATCGTGGGAGCAAACTGGAACACTCGCAGCCTTGTCGATTGCGCCTCACGTGCGAGGAAAAACGCCAAAGCCGTCTGATTTCATACCGATTCGCAAGCCACCGATGACGGCCGATGAAATAGCGGCCGAGCTTGCCAAACTTCGACCGCCAAACCATGGCCAAGCTTGACCTCGCATTTCAGTTGACTGCCAACGCCGACGGCGTGGCCGCCGGCGTGTCGCAGGCTGACCGCGAGCTCAGCAAGGTGGGTGCAAGCGCGAAAGCAACCTCGGCAGAGTTCCGACAAGCGGCGCAGATCACCGCCGAAATGCGGACGCCGGCAGAGAAGTACGCCGACACTATCGGCCGCCTGGATCAGATGCTCCAGAAAGGCTTGCTTACTCAAGAGGTCTACGGCCGTGCTGTTTCAAAAGCCAAAAACGAGATGGACTTGGCAACGTCCAGTTTCGACGACATGGCCAAGGGAGCGACCGTCGCCGAGCGTGTGCTGAACGGCGTTACCGGTGCCATCAAGGGTGTCGGTGACGCGACAAAATCCATAGCCGACGCCGGCGTCAGCGTCATCAAGTTTGGCAAAGACGTGGCGTGGACATACGCACAATGGAAGATTTTCTCGGCCATCCGAGACCCTGCAGGCCTTCGGTCGTTTGCCGTCAGTGCGTTTAAGGGTGCCATGGCGGCTCGCACCATGATCTTGGCCGCTAAGGCTCTAGGCATCGGCCTGGCTGTCAGCGGTGGTGCCGCCGGAACAACTGCAGCCGCAATCTTGGGCTTGTCTAATCCGATGATTGGCGGCGCGTTGTTGGCACTTAACCTTGGCAAGTCGTTCCTAAACGCCAAGGACCGCGCTTTAGAAATGGCTGCCGCTGTCACTGAAGGCACAGTGACGCTCGAGCAACTGAATGCTCAACTCGGCAAGGTGCAGGCGTTGCAAGTGGACAACCTGGCGTTCGCCATGGAAGAGGCGACGGCAGCCGGCGAGCGTAGCCAATCAGCATTTGCCGGATTGGCCGACGTGTTTGTGACGCCATTTATCGGGGCGTTTGCCGCGATTCAAAGCGGGCTTGCTGGATTTACTGACGGCATAAGCGGCGTGGTGGAAGGCGTTACGTCGATTCTTTCGCCAATCGCACAAGCGTTGGCCCCGATATTTACGTTGATTGGCACTGTGGTGGAGGGTGTTCTAAAGCTGGTTGGCGTTATGGGTGAGCTGCTTGGCATCGTGCTCAAGGTCGCCGGCGCTGTCGTTCACACGCTGCTGTCGCCGTTCATCGCCGGTTGGTCCAGCCTTGTGGAAGTCATCCGCGAAGGCATGAACACGGCGTTCGGATACATAGGCGAACGAATTGACTGGGCGTCAGAGAAGATCAAAAGCTTCTACGCCTTCATGTCTAAAGTGCCGCTAATCGGCAAAGCGTTTGCCAGCGGCGAGACTCCCGACGTTGCGTCCGGTGCGCAGGCGGCATCCTCGGACGCGACGGCGGCGGAATCTGGTTCAGATGTGGGCCTAGAACACAAGATTTATCAAGCACGGATTGCCAACGAAGAAGCCCTTGCTGCAGCGGACAAGAAAGCCGCAGATGAACGTATGGCGATGGAGATGGACATCTACAACGCCAGGAGAGCAAACGAAGAGGCGCTAGAAGCGGCTCGCAAAAAAGAAGAGCAAGAAAAGCTTGATTTTCAAATGCAGATGTTTGCCATTCAGAGAGAAAACGAACAAAAACTCATGGAGGCAAACCAAAAACGTGCCGAGGAAGCGGCCAAGATCGACGAAAAAATGGCCGACAAACAAGCGGACATCGACAAGATTCAGGCTGAAAAAGACCGTGCCCTCGGTGGCAAGTCCAACGAAGCCCTGAAGGCCAACGACATCCGCTCCAGCGAGGGCATGGCCCAGTTCATCGCCCTGGCAACCGGCCGCGAAGACCCGGCGATTGCCGAGAACCGCAAGACCAACCAGAAGCTCGAGGAGATCCGCAAGGAACTGGCGGCCCTGCAGCAGGAGAAGGTGGACATCTTGGGGGCTGCGGCATGAGCGTCTTGAGTGTCATCGAATTGCCTGCCGTCTCTGCCACGCAAAAGTTCGGCGAGGCCCCGAAGTTTCAGCGCAAGTGGGTGGTCGAGGTCAATGACCCGCTCACGACGCAGTCGGAGATCCTCAACTCGGTCGGCGTGTCGTTCCTGACGCCGCACCCCGAGGCCGGCTACGTGCGGGCCATGACGGCCAACGTCACGAACTACAACAGCAGCCGCTGGCACTACGAAGTCAGCTGGGACTACGAACTCCCCAAGCAGGAAAACCCAGACAAAAACCCGCTGGCCAGGCCCGACATTTGGAAATGGACGACAGGCGGGCTGCAAGTGCCGGCCCTGTATTACTATGACGGCAGCACGCTCAAGCCACTGCAGAACTCGGCGGGCGATTTCTTTGAGGGAGCGACCGTCGATATAGCCACGCTACAGGCCAGCATCAGCGGTAATCGGGCCACGTTCGATTACGCACTGGCCCAGGCGGTGCAGAACAGCATTAACTCTGACACGTACCTGGGGGCACCTGCTGGGACGTGGAAGTGCAGCGGCATCTCGGGGCAGCCATCGGTTGAGGTGGTGGACGACGAAGAGGTGCGGTTCTGGCAGACCGAGGTCACCCTGGAGTACCGGCCAGACGGCTGGAATCTGCAGCTGCCCAACGTGGGCTGGAACTACCTTGACGGCGGACAGAAAAAGCGGGCATACGTTCTCGACCCGGACACCGGCGAGCGAGTACCCGCGAGCAACCCGCAGCCGCTCACCTCGGGCGGCAACATCAAGACCGGAGCCCCGGACATCCTCGAGCGGCGTGTGCAACGCGAGGTTGCGTTTAACGACTACTTCGGCCAGCCGACTCAAGCCTAGGAGTGACCATGGCAGACATCGTCTACACCATCACGGCCAACGTGAAGAAGGGCCCGCTCAATCAGTCGTTCGCCGCGTCTGGCGTGACGGCCGATTTCTCGACGAGCGGCATTGCCACGCTGACGCTCTCGCCCGGCACCAACGCTGCCAACACGACGGCGATTAGCACGGCCACGCTGTCGAGTGTGGGCATGTTCTTCGCTCGCAATCTCTCGACGGTGTCCACGGCTACTGTGTCGTTCGGGCAGCTGTCCGCCGGGGTGCTGGTGCCGACAATTACGCTTCAGGGCGGCGAGGCCGCCGTGGGCCGGCTGGCGGCAGGGCACTACGCGGCACAGGCAAACCTTACGGGCACGCGGCTCGTCATCTCCATCGTCGAGGGCTGACATGGCCAGCCAGGGCGCAGGCGGGCAGCCGCAGGGTGCGGGCAATAAGTTCGTGCAGTTTTCCAAGCCGGCCGCCCAGCGGATCGCCAAGGTCGTTCGCATCGTTGAGGGTGGCGACCGCAACCAACCTGGGCTGAAGTTTGAGCATCCGATACACGGTTCCGGCGGGAAGAACGTTCGAGTGGTCACCGTGACCGGCCAGTGGGCCACGGCCGCGACTGCCGTCGTGACGTTCTACAACGTCACCAGCACGCCCAATACCGTGTCGGCGACGAATCTGTACCTGCCCATAGACGTTGCCGCCGGCAAGACAGCCGAGTGTGTCATCGCTCGAGCAGGCGGGACGTGGTCGCTGGTGAGCGTGAACCTGACGAAGCTCGTCGGCTATAGCAGCAGCGACGTGCAGGTCTTCGGCCACGGCACTGCCGGCTACGCCCAGTGGTACTCGGTCACCACCTGCTCGACGAGCACCGCCGCATGACGCTCATATCGTGGGATGGCGGCAAGCCGGTGTTGAGGAACGGCAAGATTGGGGCCGAGCAAGGGTGCTGCTGCCAAGGCGGCGGGTCGGACGCCTGCGGCTGCCCTCCTGTGACCGTGACAGTTGACCTCACGGTTGTAGTGCCGGAACCGGACCCAACTAACAGTCCGGGCGGCCTAATTGGTGATGCCATTGCAGGCGGGACTTATACCGCACAAATGGTGATAGAAGTTTCGCAGGCCACGGAGGCGTTTTCCGGCAGTTGTTCCTGGTACAAGTGCGCCGACACAAACGAAAACGCGTTAGTCGGGATGATGGCGGCTGTCCGTTTTGAAGGGGCTGGGGCCGTGCTTGACCTGTTTTTCGAAGTGGACGGCGTCTTGCAGCCCGACGACTGCTGTGCTGTTTGTCCTTCAGCCGAAACTCTTGCCGTGCTCGGATCGCCGACTGCTAACGCTGGTTACGCCGACCGCAACCCATCATTTGCGCCAGCGATTCCGTTTGTAAGCATCCCAGACCCATGCGTATGGCCCGAAAGCATGTCTGGCACCGAGACTCTGGTGGACTTTGACGGCATCCCAGGACTCGACATTGAGTTCTCATGGGAGGTCACGTTCTCGTGATTACCATCTCCCGCCGCCACTACCAGGCATGCGTCCTCGGCCGCGGCTCCACGCTGGAGGCCGCGAGGCCGTGCATTGTGGCCGACCACGGCGACCGTGTAACGGTGGACGAGAAACACCCAGCGTGGCCGAAGTTGCCGCGCCGTGATACCCGCCGGCCCGGCCTGGGCGACATGGTGGCCTCGGGCCTTGCCAAGGTAGGTATCACCAAAGAGCGGGTGAGCCGCGTGCTCGGCCGCGACTGCGGCTGTGCCAAGCGGCAGCAACGGCTCAACGACCTGGGCAGAAAGTTGGGTATCGGCGGTGACGACCGACCACCACTTCAAGCTCAACGGTGACGAGCCCTGGCTCATCCGGTTTACCACGCTCAAGGGTGCGGCGTATGGCTACACGTTCAGCCAAAAGGCGAAGCACCCGCGCATCATCCTCGACGCCCGCATGCGTGGGCGCAAGCGGCTCGAGGTCATCGTGCACGAGCTGCTCCACGCTCTGAACCCGACGCAGAGCGAGGAGCACGTCGAGCAGCAGGGCAAGGACATCGCCAGGGTGCTGTGGGCGCTCGGCTATAGGGAGGTGAAGGATGGCGGCTGACCCAATCACCGAGATGGCCAGGAAACTCTGCCGGCAGCACCCGGACGCTGCGGCTCGCACGCTGGCCCGTCGCCTGGTCAAAGAGACAAACGGGGCCATCACGCTCAAGGCCGCCCGCTCCCGCATCGCTCGGCAGTTTGGCGTCAACGGTGCGGCCGACCGGAAGCGAACCAAGGCGGCGGCGGTGCGGCCGCCACGCCAGGCCGGCGAGATCCCGGCGATGCCACCAAGCATGGCCGAGGAATGGTCGCCGCATGTGATGCGTGTGCTCGGCCCCGTCGGCATCATCAGCGACGTGCACGTGCCATACCACAGCGAGGCCGCGGTGACGGCGGCCGTCGAGTTCCTGAAGACGCAGTCGCTTGCGGGGCTCCTACTCAATGGCGACATCGCAGACTTCTACGCCATCAGCCGCTACATGAAAGACCCGGCGCAACGGGACTTCAAGGGCGAACTCGACGCGGTGCGTGCGTTCGTGGCATGGCTGCGGAGCGAGTTCCCCGACATCCCCATCGTGCTGAAGGCGGGGAACCACGAGGAACGGTGGACGCATTGGCTGTGGCAACACGCCGTCGAGATCAGCGACGACCCGCGTATGTCGCTCGGCGCGTGGCTGGACCTGGACAAGCACAATGTCGAGCTCGTGGAGGGCCAGCGGCCCGTGATGCTCGGGAAGTTGCCCGTGCTGCATGGCCACGAGTTGCCCAAGGGCATGGCCGCGCCGGTGAACGTGGCCCGGGGTGCGTTCCTGCGGACGCTGTCCACGGTGCTGGTGGGACACTCGCACCGCACGAGCAACCACGCCGAGAGCGACATGTGGCACCGCGAGGTGGCGACGTGGAGCACCGGCTGCTTGTGCGACCTGCGGCCCGATTACGCCCGCATCAATCGCTGGAACTGGGGCTTCGCCGTGGCAACGGTCCACGACCGCGGGGCATTTGACGTACACAACTATCGTGTGATGAACGACGGGACGGTGCGTTCCGCATGAGCGACACGCCAAACCCAGGCAGCGACGCCGCCGTCGAGCAGGGCTGCACTTGCCCTTTGTTGGATAACGCACACGGCAAGGGTTTTCTGTGGGACGGTGCCAAGGTGTTTTGGATTACCGACTCGTGCCCACTACATGGCAAACGCAACAAACGAAAGGACGACAATGACGACAACGCTTGAGGCATCCAACGCCGCCCTCCGCTCCGCCGTGACCGCTCGCCTGGAGGCGACGCCGGCAGACGACCCGAAGATGCAGGGCTACCGCCCCGACGAGACATACGCCGAGTGGCAGCCGCCGACGTTCCCCGAGCCCGCGGCCGACGTCCACCCCACATCGCAGGCGTTCTTCGACTTGTGCGACGCTCTCAAACAAATGCACCGCAGAAAGTCGAGCGACTACGGCTGCCCGAGCGGGACCGACCCGCTCGCCAACATCCGCAACGGGGCGCGGTTCGTGGGCATCCCGTCGTGGAAGGGTGCGATGGTGAGGTTGTCAGACAAGGTGACGAGGCTCGCCAGCTACAACGCGACCGGCCGCCTGGAGAACGAGTCGCTCGAGGACAACCTGTTCGACCTGGCGTCATACTCGCTGCTGGCCCTGCTGCTGCACCGGGAGGAGCACGGTGGCTGAGCCCCTCTCTGACGCCTACCTGCAGGAGTGCGAGTTTCGCGCCCGTGCGTTCTCTGGTGCGTACACCGGGACCGCTGGCACGCTCGCGGCGGACGTGCTGCGGTTGCTCGCGGAACTGAGCCGCGTGAAGGGCAAGTTGGCCGTGACGATCGCACAGCGTGACGAGTACCCGTGCCTGTCGCAGATTCGCGGGGATTGAGCCGGGCCGGAAGGTTGATGGCTATGCACGTCTCCTTTCCGTGCCAAGCCTCCCTTCCGTGCCCGGCTTCAAGATGCGGGTGGCTCGCCGCACAGAATCGCATGGGCTTCGTATC